GGGAACATCGTAATCTTTTTCAAGTAAATTTGGAGAAAATCATAATCAATTAAATTATAGGAGGAATATAAATATGGAAATAAAAGAAATAAAACCAATAATCACAGAACTTAAAGCAGTTTTGACAGAAATGAATATGAAGATAAGTGATGATATGCTTTGGGACACAGCTGTTAGAGTATACAATAGTAGAATAATTCAAAATAGTAAGGAAGAAAAAGCTAAAGAACCAGCTTCAGATGCTCAAAAGAATTTTATCGATAATCTTAAGAACCAAGGTAAGATTAAAGTTGAAATAAGTACTGACCTTACTAAAGCAGAAGCATCTGCTTTAATTAACAAAGCAGTAGGTAAGTAAGTAAAAAAAGAGAGGTGATGCAATTAAATCAATAGGAGAATAAAATGAAACAAATATCAAAAGGCGAAACAGTGCTGATTAATGAAGGTTCAATAGATGGACTTTGTGAAGATGGCTATATCAGTTTCAATAAAGCTGAAGAAATAGGTCATTATGAGCAAACATGTACTAACTGTCAACAAGTTAGTGACACAACTATATACAAAGTTGAATTTTTAAAAGATTGGCAAGAGTAAGTAAAAAAAAGAGGTGATACAATTAAATAATAGGAGTAAAAACAAAAATGGAAAAACAACAAACAAACAAAGAAGAAGTTTCAGATAAAGAAGACTTTTTGAGAAACCATCCTGAGTTTACTGATAAAGAAGACTTTTTGAGAAACTATCCTGAGTTTACTGAAGAAGAAGCAGAAAAGTTACTTAAGGATTTAAAATGAACATACCTATAAGATTCTTTTTATATTTTCTCATATTGGTAAGTATGTTCTCTGTAGGGATTACAATAGCAGTGTATGAACTACAGAGTGATACTTACTTTATTGATAAGAATGGGGAAAATATAACAATGGATGAGTTCATAGAAGAAGTTAACTTCATAGAAGATATTAGTAATAATTTCTCTACGCCAGAAACAATATTTGATAATATTGTTGGTATAGATATTATTACATATGATGGTAAAGATATTAATCGTTCACAACGAGAATATTATGTTAATAATAATATGGAAGGTATATCAATGCTACCAACATTATATCCAGGAACTACTGTAATATGTATAAAAGATTTTACTAAAGAAGATTTAGAAGTTAATAATATCATAGTTTTTAAGCGTAATAATGGATATGTAATTCATAGAATAGTAGATATTCAAAACGATACATATATAACTAAAGGCGACAACAATCCAGTAACTGATGCACCTGTTGACTTCGAAGATATACACTGTTTAGTTGGTGGAATCATCTTTTAATTTTACATTATTTTACACTCTTACAGCGAGAAAGCCAACATTTATATATTATAACTACCTTATTTTAAAGATGAAAAAGTTACCGAAGTCTTTAGATAATATGTTATATAATTTACATAAAAGATTATGGATGCAAGGAACGAGTTCAATAGGAACTATTAATACAGGAACCCTTGAGATATATGAAGCAGGAGTAAGAGTAGCAGACATATTAGGTTACGATGTAACACATTATAAAGAATATGTTGATATTTATAACCTTAGAAGAAAAGAGGATAAAGAATAATGCAGTTTCAAATTAGAGCACATGTGATTAAGGGCATAGATGATATACAGCCTAAACTTGTTTTTGTTAACGATGATAATTATATACTTATAAGAAAAAGACTTGAGTTAGAAAAGAGGAGAGCAGTTGATATTCTTATACATATGAAAAGCGAAGGTATGATTAAAGCTATTAATAAACCTAAGAGTTTTATGCACCAAAAGAGTATAAATATATTAATGAATGCTAAAGGAGATATTAATAACTCTATAATTAAAATCAAAGAAATGTTCTATAAGAAGTAGAAGGATAGCATTTAAATAGCATGATATCTATATATATTTAGAATGAAATTAAATCATAGGAGGTTTATAAATGGAAAAAAACACACAAGGAATTGTAGCAGTATTTGCTCTACTTTCATTGCTGATTGGGTTTAGTCTCGGTGCAGTATTGATGGGAGAGGATGTAGAAGTTATCAAGGAAATTGAAGTTGAAAAAGTCATTAATGTCTCTGTTGTAGAATTGGTAGAAGTACCAGCACCAGATATGCTAAGTTTAGCAGTTGATGCGTTTATGTCAGCAGTTGAAGATGAAGAAGATGCAGCTGGACAGGATGTAGATGTACTTGGCTCATATGATTTTGATGAAGTTGAAGTAAGTAAGGTATATGATGAGTATATAATTACTTATGATGATGATGTTACAACTGTTGATTTTAGTATCAAGTTAAAATTTGACGAAGACGGCGAAGCATCAGAAAAAAAAACTTACGATGTACAAGTTATCTTCGAAGTTGATGAAGATACTGAAGTAACAGTAGCATAATTCTTCAATTCAAACATTTTTTATTTTTTATTATTTTTATTATTTTTCGCAAACATTTAAATACTCTTATATATATAATTTATATATATAAAATGCAATTAAAATTACGAAACATTATGGGGTCTGTAAAGACAGGACAAACCGTTAAAGGTTTTACTTGTCCTGAAGAGATTGCTATGTTCTTTAGTGGCTGTTGTTTTAAAGTAGAGAAATCTGGGACAGCTATAGTTTATTATTCTGGTATGTCGATTATACCTACTCAAGAACAAGTAGAAGCTTATGAATTTGATGAACCTCAAGCAACTAAACAAGTGGCAAAACAATGCAATTAAATAGATTAAAGTTCAATGCTAATAAGATTAAGATAATCTTAATGGGCGATGAACATTTAGGTAGTAAATATTATGATAAAGAATTACATAAAAGATGGATTAATTGGATATTAAAAGAGCCGAATACTTATGTAATCGGAATGGGAGACCATCTAGAGACTGCTACTAAGAATTCTATAGGAGCAGGAGTATTTGAACAAGATAAAGTTGTACAAGAACAATTAGAAGCTTCTTATGAATTATATAAACCATTAGCAGATAAAGGTAAGTTATTGGGTATGCATATTGGTAATCATGAAGAACGATTATATAAGCACTCGGGTATGGATTTGATTAAAACTTTATGTAAGATGTTAAGTACTAAAAAATATAAAGTTAAGTATTATGGTATTGGAGTATTACATTATATAAAAGTAGATAGTCAAAGCTACACAATGTATACGACTCACGGCCACTCAGGAGCAAGACTACCTTATACTAAAATCAAGGCTTGTATAGATTTAGGTAACATGGTGGATGTGGATATATATGCTATGGGACATACCCATCAATTAAGTCATCATGTTAGACAATTTTATAAGGTTAATAAACGAGATAGCACAGTTACAGAGTCAGGAAAACATTATTTATTAACAGGTTCGTTTTTAACTCATTGGGGAAGCTATGCACAAGAAGCAGGATATGAGATGATGCGACGAGGATGTCCAACTGTTAAATTACATGGAAGAGAAAATAAGATTCGGGTGAGCATAGGATGATAATAACAATATTATCAGATAGTCCTTTTATACCAACAGGATATAGAAATCAAGCTTTACAATTAGTACAATATTTAGTTAAAAAAGGACATGAGGTGCATTACTTAGCAAACGCATATAATGGTATGACATTAAATAATGCTGAGTTACATGATGGAACTAAATGTAATTTTAAGATATATGGAGAGATGATACATTCTTATTTTAGAAATTCAATGTCTCATATTATTAAGAAAACTAAATCTGATATATTTATTATATTATTAGATACTTTTATGATGTATGGTAGTGATGCATGGTTCTTAAAGATAGATACATCTCCTGCTAGAACATTCTTCTGGTTTCCGACAGATGGTGGAGGTGGACTCCCAATGGGATGTGCTCAGATACTTCAGAAGATAGAGAATCCAATAGCTATGTCCAGATTTGGACAGAAGCAAGTAAAAGACTATCATAATTTAAGTGTAGCACATATACCACATGGCCTCGATACTAAGTTATTTTTTAAACTACCAGATGAAAAGATAATTGAATTAAAAAAGAAGTATAAACTAGAAGATAAGTTTGTTATAGGAGTAGTAGCAAGAAATCAACCAAGAAAGCATTTAGATAGAACTCTGAAAGCTATGAGAATAATAGCTAAAAGAATACCAGAAGCTGTATTATTTATGCATTTAGACCCTAATGACCCAGCTCAACCTTTATGGAAGATGTATAGTTTAATACAAAAGTTCGGATTAGAGAATAGAGTAGTATTCAGTGGAATGACAGCAAATCAAGGATTTGGAAACGACCAAATGAATGAAGTTTATAATGTAATGGATTGTTTCTTTTTATCTACTTCAGGAGAAGGTTTTGGTATACCAATTATTGAAGCTATGGCTTGTGAAGTACCTGTAGTAGCTACTGATTATACTTCAACGCCTGAATTAGTAATTGATAATAAAGCTGGATTTGGAATAAAATTAGCTGGTGTAGAAACAATAGACTTATTCTCTGTTGATTCTAAAGAGTATGATTTAAGAACACAGAACGGATGTATTACTGGTTCATGGGAAGTAGAACGAGGAATATGTGATGTTAACGATGCTGCTGATAAGATTGAAATATTATATAAAAGACCTGATATAAGAATAGAACAAGGAAAGAACGGAAGAAAAGCAGTAGAAGAGAAGTATGACTTTAATATATGTGTAGCACCTGCTTTTGAGAAGATGTTTAAGGAGTCAATAAAATGAAACAAAAATTAAATATAGCTATAATGGGGCAAAATTGCGAGAAAGTCATTAAAATGTGTTTAGAGAGTGTTAAAACTGCAGATAATATTGTTTATTGTGATGGTGGAAGTACTGATAATACATTAAATTTTATTCATAATTTAAATCCTAATATATCTTGTATTATGAATGCATTCGACCAAGAAGATAAACAAATGAACGGCAAGCAAAGAAACTTTTATTTAGGATATCTTAAGAAACATCATATGGGAGAGTGGTGCTTAGTAATAGACGCAGATGAAGTAGTAGCAGATTTATCAAAAATTAGGTTTCTTATCGATAATATAACACCATTAACAGAAGATTATTTATTTTCAGTTAAAATGAGACACTTTATAGGAAGTCTAGGCAAAGAAGATGCAGTTAATCAAGAACATTTTGTTCCTAATAGATTATTTAAGATACGAGAAGACTTAAAGTATACAAAAGGAGAGCACTCTGTTCTTTGGACAACTAAAAATAATAAATTATTATCAGAAAAGGAAATGCGATATATATGTCAAACATTTAAAGCTACTACTATTTGGCATTTAGCATATTGTTCAGGATTATGGGATATAAGAAAGAAGTATTTAAACCATCTTGCAAAATCAGAGATGCATTCAAAAGATTTCTTAGAAGATTGGTATTCTGCTCATTTATTTGGAAAGTATCCAACTACTGAAGTAGAACCTACAGATATACCACATATAATATTAAAAGAGTTTCTTATAGACCCAGATAAATTATATTTTGCTAATCGTAGAGAATTAGAACCAAAACATTATATGTTATCAAAACAATGGATTAATTATTTTAATGCTAAGAGTATATTAGACTTAGGATGTGGATTAGGATTATATGGTTATGCTATTGATAGCTATGGAGTCGAATATCAAGGAATGGAACTATCAAAGTGGGCAGTAGAACATAATCTTTTTAAGCATCTTAAAATAAAACAAGGTGATATAACAGAAAAACAGGATTTCAAAGATTTTGAATTAGTAATGTGCGTAGATGTATTGGAGCATATAAACGAAGAAGATTTAGATAAGACTCTTGATAATGTTAAATCTTATGGTAAGAACTTCTTATTCTCAATACCTTGGATAGGCAATCCTCATTTAGATTTAGACCCAACTCATAAAATTAAGAAATCAAAGGATTGGTGGGTAGATAAGTTATCTAAGAATTTTAGAGTAAGAGACGCACCGAATGAATTAGCATTTCATGAACAAATGTTAATAGGAGAGTTAAAAAATGACTGAAAAAAATAAAGAATGGACAGCAGAGATTAATCCTTTTAATTGGATTAAGTATTGTGCTCAAATACCTCGTTGGAGCGAGGTAGGTAAAGATATACCACCAGCTCCTGCATCGGTAGGTATAGACCCTTCAAATTTATGTCAACTTGAATGTCAATGGTGTAATTCTTCTTATATTAGAAATAAGAATCCAGGTATAATTAGTAAGAAAGCGCTATTAGAAATAGCAGATTATCTTCCTAACTTCACAGACCATCCTGTATGGGGAGGAGTACAAGCAGCATGTATAGCTGGAGGAGGAGAACCGTTAACAAACCCAGCAACACAGGACCTTATAGATAGACTACGAGAAAACGGAATAAAACCTGGATTAATAACTAACGGAATACTATTAGATAGATTTGATTTAAGTAATTGCGAATGGGCTGGAGTAAGTGTAGATGCTGGGACAAGAGAAACATATAAAAAATTAAAAGGTAGAGACGAGTTTCATCATGTGATTAAGAATATTGAAGCTTTGGTTCAAACTAAAGGCTATATATCAAAACCTGGTAAAGGTCATGGTGTAAGTTACAAGTTTGTAATGTGTCCAGATAATGTAAAAGATATCTATCAGGCAGCTAAGATTGCAAAAGATACAGGTTGCAGAAATATACATATAAGACCTTACGGAGTTCCTTACAAAGGCTCTAAGACACCATTCTCAGATTCAGATATTAAAGAGTTTAGAAGTCAAATAACAAAAGCGAGAGACTTAGAAAGTGAGGATTTCCAAGTATACGGAGTAACACATAAATTTAATAATAAATTAGAAGTGAATAACGATTTTAAAGAATGCTATTCTTCTATGTTCTCTACTACTTTTGAGCCACCAACAACTCCAGGAGATAAGTTCAATGCCACATTATGTTGCGATAGAAGAGGAGACCCACAGCTCACACAAGAGGACACTGACACAGTATTATATAAGAAATTCTGGGGTTCACAAAAACACATCGATATATCTAAGTCTATAAATCCACAAAAGTGTGAAAGATGTATTAGAGCACCACACAATAGACTTTATGAAAAAGCTATACTGGAGGATAATCTGTCATATGAGTTCGGATAAAGATAATCAGAAACCAGTAGCTGTTGTTATGACTACATATAACGCAATGCCAGTGTTAGAGTTAGCTGTAGATAGTTTTTTAAAAAGTACAGATTATCCTTTTGAAATGATACTAGTTGAAAGCGAATCAACTGACGGAACTGCAGAGAGATGTGATAGGTATGCAAAAGAGGATAAGAGAATTAGAGTTATTCATACAAAGAAAGGAGGAGTATCAAAAGCATCAAATGATGGTATTAAAGAAGCAGGTGATTTAGATGTTCTTTTAACTCAGAGCGATGTAATCTTTCCAAAAAAATATAAAGATGACTGGTTAGAAGAGATGGTAACTGTTAGCAAACTAGAAAACTGTGGACTTGTTACTTGTTATGGTGGTAGTAATATTTCTGGTCCAGATTATGTAGATAAACTTAATTATGTGGGAACATGGTGCATGTTTCTTCCAAGAACAACAATCAATAAAATAGGAGTATTTGATTTAATATATGGTGGTCCAGGAGATGATATAGATTATTCATATAGAGTTTATCTATCTGGGTTACACACTAATCTCGTAAATTATTGGGTAGACCATCATCAAAAACACTCATGGAGAGGCTCGCCAGAACACGATGCAAAGTTTTTACCATTACAAGAAACTAATGGACAAAAATTTAGAGAGAAATATGGGTTGGATATATTAGAAGTAACACTTGAAGGAACAAAAAGATACTTTTCTAAGACTGCTTTAATCAAAGGAGGATATAGAGCATCGGAGCTAAATCACATTAATCATGATGTTGAAGTATTTGCCACAATAGTTAAAACAGTTAAAGATTTTAACGACGATGATGTCTATATTGATGTTGGAGCAGGGACAGGAGATACCTCTATATGGCATGATAAGGGAACTTGTTATGCATTCGAACCAAGTAGAAGTTATCCAGACTTACTTAAACATATTAAAATGAACTCATCTAATACAATGCCTATTAATAGTGCAGTCTATAGTAAGCCTATACATTATGAGATAGTAGAAGGAGAACATTTTGGATTTGATGAACTTAAAGAGTCTGATGATGAGACAAAACCCCAAGCTATAGTTCTTGATGAAAAGTTTAAAAATACAAAGAATATTAAGTTAATTAAGATAGATGTAGAGAGTGGTTCTTTTGAAGCATTAAAAGGTGCTATTGAAATTATTAAAAAACATAAACCTGTTATAATCATAGAAGTAGACCATGTAGATACTAAAGCAGTCGAAGTATTATTACAAGGACTAGACTATGATACTATATTAAGCAAAGACGGTATAACATGTATAGGTACACCTAAGGAGATTAAAAATGAAAAAGATACTATTTAAAATATACGATAAGCTAACTAAGAACATGAGTCCCTGGAGTAAGTTTTACACTGAAACAATGACTTGGAGTAACTCAAAATTAAGAGACTATCAGTTGTATAGATTATCGCAGTTATATAACATTAAATCATGGGAAGAGTTCTACAATAAGCCACTTACTACTAAAGATGACCTTAGAAAGTTTAAACCTAAGTTAAGTAAATATAAAGACAAGGATTTAACACATCATTATACTAGTGGGTCAACAGGAGAACCGTTAAAGGTTTACGGACCGTCGTTTATCCAAGAAATAAAACCTGCTGTCTTTGAAAGAGGATGGAGACAAGTGGGATGGAACGGAAGAGACTGGATATTAAGACTAACAAACGGCGAACCGGAGTGGAAGTTATTTGATTGGTTAAGAAATGTGAAACCAATGAACTATAAGAATATAACTATAAAGAAAGCAGAGTGGATAATCAAACATAAGCCATTTTTAATACATGGTGGTAGTGGAGCAATAAGAGAATTAACTACTTTTATTATTAAGATGGGAAAAGAAGATATATTGAAGGATATATCAGTTCAGTTAATGAGTGAAGATACAGAAGCACATACTAAAGCATTAAAGCCTTATTATAAGGCAGTGTACTCTGGTTACGGTTGTCATGAACTATCTACAATATCTAGTCCGTGTAGTGAAGACGCTAATTTTGTGAATATGGAGACTTGTATATGTGAATTAATTAATAATGAGATTGTTGTGACTGACTTATGGAACAATATTACTCCAGTACTTAGATATAGAACAAAAGATTATGCTGACTCTCTAACAACTGACATATCCAAGACACCTGTTCATGATATATTAAAGGGTATAAGAGGTAGAGAAGTAGGATATTATGATGGTCCAGAAGTTAAGAAACCATTAGGATGGTGGGTATTAGGGCCTATTAGTCATAGACCTGATATAATAAATCAATGGAAAATGAAGGTTCTTATAAAGAAAAAACAGCTAATATTGTATATAGTATGGAAGGATAAATCTCAGAATTTAGATTGGTATAAGAAGTTTATTAAAGAAGAGGCAGGATTAGATGTAATAGTAATTGAGAGAAAAAGAATGTTAAATAAACATAGAATGAAATTATTGGAGATTATAAAATGAAAGTATGGGCAATAGATTTAGATGGTACTTTAGTTAATAAAGGAAAACCAATACAAAAGAATATAGATAAATGTAATAAGATTTATGAAGAAAAGGATAATATGGTTATAATTCATACTGCAAGAAATGAAACAATTAGAGAGTCTACTATATATTATCTTAAATTACATGGAATTAAATATCATTTATTAGTAATGAATAAATTAAGAGCAGATGTTTATGTTGATGATAGGAGTATAGAATGGTAAATAAGATTTTTGTAGCAGGACCTGTTAACTCATCAAGTAAACTTAGTAAAGCATTTCCTGAAATAGGACATAGAGAACCAGAATTTGAAGAAATATATAGCAAAGTAAAAGATAAACTTTACAAATTATTTAAAGCAAATAAAGAAATGCATGATATTGCAATAATAGGTGGTTCTGGAACAGCAGCTATGGAAGCTACTTTGTCTTCAGTAGCAGAAAATCCTTTAATTATAACTAATGGAGCATTTGGAGAACGAATAAGCGAGATTTGTAAAATATACAATATACCACAATTCTTAAATAAATATAAATGGGGAGAATATCCTGATATGGGAAAGCTAGAGAAAACATTAAAGATGCATCCAAAAATAAAAGAAGTAGCAATGGTCTATATGGAGACTTCAACAGGTATGTTAAACCCTCTACGAGAAGTAGGAGAACTATGTAAAAAATATAAGAAAACATATATTGTAGATGCTGTATCTGCTATAGGTGCTGAAGAGTTAGATATAACAAAGGACGGTATAGATTATTGTGTTATTAATACTAACAAAGGAATCGGAGGACCTCCAGTAATGGGAGCAGTCTGTTGTAATAAATCTATAGATAACTTTAAAAAGAGAAATATGTATCTTGATTTATCAAAATATATAGAATTTGGGAAAGATAATCAAACTCCTTTTACACCATCAATACCTAATTTTTATATAATGAATGAAAACTTAGATGAGCTATTTAAAGAAGGTATGGACAACAGAATTAAAAGATATAAAGATAATACAACTCTGTTAAGAAAAGAGTTGAGTAATATGGGACTAAAGAATACATTAGACTCACATATGTCTAATGTAATGACTAATTATCATATACCTGATGGTGCTAATTATAACCATATACACGATAATTTAAAGAAAGAAGGCTATCTTATTTATCCAGGAAAAGGAGAACTATTAGGGAAGAGTATGCATATAGCAACTATGGGTACAATAACATCTGACGATGTTCATAAATTTACTAAAACATTGGGAGATATATTAAATGAATAAAGTAGCAATATTAATTAACATAAAAGATAGACCGAGTGAATTAGCAATGTTACTTCAAAGTATACGAACTCAAACATACCAAAAGTTCGACATATTCATATTAGATGATATGTCAGGTACTCCTTTAACTACTTATCATTTCATTAATTGTATGTTAACAAGAATAAAATTAGAAAACCATAGAATATTCTTAAAAAGAACAGAGTTTACACATGGAGTAAGTAGAGCTAGACAAGCAATAGTAGATTTAGCAATACAGAAAGGAGATTACGAATATTTCTTAAGAGTAGATGATGATGTAGTATTAGAACCAGATTATATTGAACGATTATTCAAAGTAATCGATGCAGGATATGATATAGCAAGTGGTGTTACTATTCCAATGCAAGGACCTATATTTAAAAGAGACCCTAAATATTTAAATGGAATAATAAACAGAGTAATATTAGATGATGATGGAAATCATATACTAAATAGTGATGATTGTGGATATGGATATACAGATAGTATAATTATACCAGCACATCATTTTAGGTCTTGTGCTTTAATAAAGAAGGAAGTACATGAAAAAGTAAAATACTTCCCAACTAGATTAAGTATGCATGGTTTCAGAGAAGAACAAGTATTTAGCTACAAAGCTCTTATGAATAATTTTAAAATAGGAGTAGATACTCAAGCAATTAATTATCATCAATTAACACCCTCAGGTGGAGAGAGACCAACAACAAATATGACACCGTTTAATCAAGAAATATTCTTAGAGTTCACAAAACAATTTAAAGATGAATTAAATAAGATATTCACTCGTGATAATACGCCTACTGAATTAGAACTATCAAAAGATAATAATTTATTGATGAAGGATGTGAAAAAATGATTAATATAATTGGACAAATATTCGGAACTTCAGGATATGATATTCACACAAGATACTTAGCTAGAGCTTTATGTAAAGTAACAGATACTAGGTTATCGATTCAAGCAGTTCCTCATTGGGAAACAATGTTAAATGATAACGAGCTTGAGATGGTTAAGAAGCAACCAGTGGATGATGAAATTAATTTAATTATAACAAATCCATTATTTTGGAGATTAAATACCAATGCTAAAAGAAACTGGGCGTTTCTTGTTTGGGAAGGTACTACTATACCTAAATGCTACTTAGAAGAATGTCTTAATCCAGAGATTGAATATATCTTTGTTCCAAGTGTGCATACTAAAGAGGCAGTGGAATCAGCTTGGCAAGAATACATGAAAAGCGAAGTATATAAAATTAAAATAAAAGAATGGAAAATTGGGAATGTTGAAGTTCAGCCTCTTAAAAAGATTAAAATAATGCCACATGGTGTCGATACTAATTTATTCTATCCAACAAAAAAACCTAAGCAATTTACATTTATAGCTAATAAAGGATTTAGAAACTTAGAAGATAGGGGTGGAATACAATACTTAATTAGAGCATATTTTGAAGAGTTTACAGATAAAGACGATGTTAATTTAATGTTAAAAATAAATCCAGCATATGGAATACCAGATTTAAATAAATTAATAGCAAAGATATCGCCAAGAACGGAAAATCTACCTCTTTTAAATATTGATATAATGAACTATCCTTATGAAAAAATGGTAAATTTATATAATAAAGGAACAGTATTTGTAAGTCCTACTAGAGCAGAAGCATATAACCTTCCTTGTATTGAAGCTATGGCTTGTGGATTACCTGTTATTACTACTAACTTCGGAGGACAAACAGACTATTGTTCTGATGAAACAGGTTGGATTATAGGTGGTGAACTCGAAGAAGTTAAACATGAAGTTATGTATGAAGGTATCAAATGGCTAACACCTGACATAAAAAGTTTAAGAAAAGCTCTTAGAGAGGCTTATACGCAGTCAGAGAGCGTTATAAGTAAAGGACAGAAAGCTTTAGAGATTGCTAAATTAAATTCATGGGATAACACTGCTATTAAGATTGCTGAGTTGATATAAGTTATATATATAAAATAACCCAACATTTATATACTTAAACTAACTAACTACTTACATGGGAAAACGAGTAACACCAAGAGAAAGAATAATGCAGCTAAGTATTGGCTTTAATTTTAGACAACTAGAGTTCTTTAATAAGTATACCGATTTTAAACCTGATAAGTTTTGTAGAAAGATTGTGGACGAGCAAATTGCTGAAATAGACCCTACATTTTTATTGAACAGGGAGGAACAACAAAATGACTAAACGACCATTAGACGAACAAGAACTAGAACTTACTAATAAAGGGATAGTACGACTTGAAAAGGAAAACGAAGAACTACAAGAACAAGTAAACTTTAATCAGTTAACTATTGACTTTCAAAAAGCTCAAACAAAATATCAAAATGCTACCAGACCTTATCTAATGAAGCAGAAAGAAACAGAAGATAAAAAGGTAATGGGTGCGCTTAATGAACAAATAAAGTCAAACGAAAATACAAAAGAAAACTTACGAAATCAGATAAAGAACGGAGTTACAATTAAATCCATAACGGAGGTAAAATAATGGTAGATATTTATAGAAAACCTACTGAAGACGAGAAGCGAGATTTCACAGATATAGGTCCTACAAGAATAAGAACGCCTAAGGAGAACTTCTTAATTGAATTGGCTAAATACAGATTAGAAGCAGCTAAGAAAAGAATTCCTTTTTTTAAGAAAGCAGCAATGGATGAATTTGATGAATACTTCAAAGTTGGAGCAGCAATGTCTCTAAGAAAGCACGGATATGTAGACCCAGGTGATTTTAAACCAATATCAATAGATTGGGATAAATATTCTTCACCTGATAAGATTAAATTTGTTGATGTATCAGAAGTTAGAGATGCTAATTTAAGTAAGAGACATCCTTTCGATGTTTTTTTCAAAAGCTTTAGATATAAGTACGAAGGATATGGTGAAGATGATGGATATAACATGTCAGTAATGGAAGACGAGACTTCTGCAGTAAAACGAGCTAGAGCACTTTTTGATAATAAAAAAGATGATTCTACAAGTTTAGCAGAAACTCAAAGTTTCCTATATGGTAATAAAGAAGCAAAAGTTATAAAAGCTAAAGGAGCTTAATTATATGATAATAACTAAGCTGGTTTGCAAAATCCATAAGATAATAAAAGATGCTAAATTAGTTCCTTGTGAGATAAAATGTGGCATTTGTCCTGAATGTAAGAAAGAAGGAACAAACTATGGTTTTAAAACTGCTATATTTACAGAAAATTAAAATGGTACTTAAAGGAAAAAAGAAACTAATGCTTAAAGCATTGTATGAAAATCTAGGAGTAGTAACACATGCATGTAAAGCAATTAAAATAACTAATGTATCTCATTATAATTGGATTAGAGAAGACCCTGAATATAAAAAAGCAGTTGAAGAAATGCCAGATATAGTTATAGATAATGTTGAAAGTGAATTATTTAAATTAATAAAAAGTGGACACGCTGCCTCAATTATGTTTTATTTAAAGACAAAAGCAAAGGATAGAGGTTATGTAGAAAAACAAGAGATTGATAGTAACATAAAAATAAATACTGACATGGAGAAGCTCCGTGAGTCTATTAGAAATGGCAACGGATTACCCAGGGAATAGTTTTGCTTGGTTTATAAAACATATATACCCAGAGTCTTTTAAAAAAATATCAGTTAGGTCAGCACCTCACACATATAGATGGGCTGAACGAATAGAAAATAATAAAAGAACTGCTACTTTATCTGCGAGAAAACACCTTAAATCTATAACCATATACGCTTTTATTATGTGGAAGATTTTTATGAGCGAAAAAACAAAAGATAATCAATCTTGGTTATATATGAGTTATAATCAGAAGATGAGTTCATACCATACTGAAAATATTAAAACATTAATACAATCTAATCCTCTTTTTAATGGAATTATAGATTTAACTCACGGGAAATCAGTTATTGATTATACTTGGGGTAACGGTTCAAGATTTAAATGTATACCTTCAGGAATTTTAACCTTCAATAGAGGATGGCACGGTGAGGGAGTAATATGTGATGATATATTAGCTGACCCAACAAATGAACTTAATTATACAGTTATTGATAAAATCAACAGAACATTTATGGAACAAGTAATGAGTCTTCCTAAAGAAGGAGGAGAGATACATTTAGTTGGAACAGCTCAGCATCAGACAGATTTATTTTTTCAATTAAAAGAAAAAAAAAGCTGGGATTGGGCAGAATATAAAGCTATATTGAACGAGAAAAACAAAAAAGTTTTGTGGCCAGAATTATTTAATTATAAAAGACTATGTGAGATTAGAGATGATGAAATAGGAGAGAAGGCTTTTAGAAAGGAGTATATGTGTAGTCCAGTTTGGTCAGAAGAAGCATATTTTAAGAGAGATGAACTTATGAAGGTAGTTAAAGATATCGAAGAATCTAAAACAGCAGCATCAAAATATAAGGAAAAGAGAATGCAGATAGTAGCTGGTTTAGATATAGGCAAGAAAGCCCATCCTTCTCATCTTGTAATTTTTACATTAAAAAACGGTCATTATACTCAGATATATGAGAAGTTTATGGACGGATGGGATTATTCAAAACAAGTAGATTTTATTAACGATTTAATTGACTTTCATTTAATAGATAGTGTAAACTATGACGATACTAGGGCAGAATTAGAAGGATTTAGAGAGCGAAATTTAATAGACTCAAGAATATGGAACCCTATAGTATTTAAACAAACTAATAAATTTGATATGGCAAGTAATTTTAGTAGATTAGTTAATCATAAAGAAGATGGTGTATTTAAGCCTCAAATCACATTATTAAATAGACAAAGACAGCTTGATAGCATATTATCTGTTAACAACGATTTAAAAGCTGCTGAAAGTAATATAGGTCATGGTGATGCTTTCTGGAGCATAGCATTAGCTGTATATGTAGAGAAAGGTGTGTATGGAAAGATAGTTATTGGTTGAAGCACCTTATATATACTACTTAACCCAAGATATTTAAAAGATATTTAAGATGAATTATTATGAGTAATGGCAATGGATTAGATATATCTGAAGAACAATTTATGAAAATGAGTTCTAAAGAAAGAGATTTAACAATGTTTAGAAATATGACTCATATAAGAAAACAATTTAAAGATTATGGCTTTCATAAGAAAGTTCAATATGTTTGGTTAGTTGTGTTATCTGGTATAACTACAGCATTATTAGGAATAAAAGGAGTATTCTCATGGTAAAAACAAAACCAAAAATGCTACCAATGGGATATACAGCTATAAATAAAGAATATCCTATTAAACAATCGTTTAAAGGGGAAGTAGTTGATACTTTAATTAAATTTCCAAGAGATTTAGGAACAGCGCATCCTTTTGGTTTTACAGACGCTGAACATATTTATGAATCTGTAGGTGTGGTATCAGGTGGAGTAAATAAGATAACTGATTCTATTGTTGGAGATTTTACAATCAAATCAAAGAATCCTAAAGTTGAAAAAATGATACAAGGCTTAATTAAAGATACGGATTTTAGTACTGTATTAAGAGAATGGATTAAAGAAGGATTATTAAAAGGTAATGGTTTTATGGAACTAGATTTAGATAATACTAAAATAAGATGTCTTAATGCTAATAATATGTATGTTAAAAGAACTAAGAAAGGTGTAATAAAAGAATATAATCAATGGCTTGGTGATATAAGCGGGTACAGTCGAACATCTCTTTCTAATTTTACTAGTTTTAAGCCTAATAAGATTGCACATCTAGCTATTAATAAACTTGCAGGAGCTGCATATGGTTTAGGAATAGTATATCCTAATGAAAGAGTAATTGAAAATATGGTAATAGGTGAACAAGATTCACATACAGTGATTAGTAGAAAAGCAGGAGCTCCGTTACATGTAAAGATGGGAGTTCCAGGAAAACAAACAAGTGATGAAGTACTTGAGAATATGAATCAAAATCTCAAATATCTTACTAATAAAACAGAATGGGTAACAGACGGTAATGTAGAAATGAAAGTTATAGATTTCGGTAATATTGGAGAAAGCATTAGAGAAACATTAGACCATGATATGCAATTACTATCATATGGTATGGAAATACCTCTTGTATTATTTGGTACTGGTAGTGTATCAGAAGGATTAGCTAAAGCTCAATCAGAAGAGAAACAAAGAAAGATAAGAGCTATACAAGAAGATATTGAATGTATAATTGAAGAGAAGATATTTAAACCGTTTCTTATAGCTCAAGGGCTTGATGGTGATGTAGATTTTATCTGGAACTTACCAGGAGAAGATGAAATCAATCAAAGAATAGAAAAGCTAACGAAGATAATTGAAAATTTTAATGTATCTGAACCACTTAGAAGAATGGCAGAATTAGAAGTAGCTAGACTATTAAATTTTGAGGATGCTCCTAAGTTTTTAGCTAAACCAGAAAAAGAAACACCTGAAGAATTAGATGCAAAGAAACAAACAGAAACAAACGATGCAGAAAGAAAAGAAGAAGAAACTAAGATTAAACAACCTGAAGTTCCAGGAGAGAAAACTACAGAAAAACATGTCACTAACGATTTAGAATTAAACAAAGATACTGATTTAGAATTAAGTAGAGTAGAATCAGGAGAGATGTCAATAAGAGAGTTTATTAATCTTAAAGAAATAGCAGGCTTCAACTATTCAGATTATTTAGTAAACATATTAAGAAGATTAAGAGTAGACAACTTTGAAAATCTTGCAGCAATGTCAGATACTGATTTAGCAGTAGGAAAACTTTCAAAAGTAGAAGTAGAGAAGCTAAGAACTGTATTAAGAGAAGGATTTAGAAAGAATAGAACAGTTAAACAAATAGAAACAGAAATAACTCAGTCAGTTGCATTACAAAATGTTACAAAGGATGGAAATGTTATAGTAGAAGCAGCAAAAAGACCTAATATGATAGCAAGGACAGAAACAGTAAGATTGGCAAACTTAGGACTAATAGATACTTATAAAAAAAATGATGTTAAACAAGTAAGATGGTTAGCAGCATTATCTGATAGAACATGCGATATTTGTATGGGATTAGATGGTAATGTTTATGATATAAATAATGTAAGTCCACCACCTGCACATGTTAATTGTAGATGTAGCTTACTATCGGTGGTATCATAATGTTAGTAATGAATAAACCGAATTGTCATAATTATGATAAGTGTGGAAATGAAGCAATGTGTTTAACTAATGGTATGTGGTTATGTGGAGAATGTATGCTTTTAATTCAAGCAAAGCTTAGAAAATTAAAACAACAATTGTTGTTAGAGGAATAATATGGCTGAACAAATAAATAGTGGTTCTGGAACACAATATCCACTAATAATAAATGCTGATGGAAGTATTAATACAGTCGTAAGTGGAATTACAATAGATATTGGAAGTGCTATTATTGCTTTAGAAGATGTTTATGTTCGTTCAGGTAATATTGCTATTGTTGAAGAAAATCCAATAGCTGATAATAAGAATAACCCAGCATGGCAATTTGATTATATGATAAGCGGAACTACTACTGGAATAACAGCAGGTAGCTATATTGGTTCTATTATTCAATTTATAGGAGCTGGAAGTTATGTACAAACTCTTACTTATGTAAATGATAATATATCAAGTATTGGGTCGTGGACATAATGGGACTAGATAAACTTGAGATTGAAAAGCATCTTGTAGAGAACGAAATTCTAAAGAATCAAGTTAAAGGACATTGTAGAAATATTTCTATTAATAAGCTAGGTGATGCCACTTGGACTAATCAATGTGAGTATAATAATTTATTTGGAAGTGCTGGAAGAGCAACTGGTGGAACTTTAACTCATATATTTGGAAATGATTATGTTACTGTAGCTGCAGGAACAGGTTATATTAAAAAAGTAGATGAAGATGATGCAACACTTTATGCTTTTGATTGGGAAGCTGATACGGTGACTATAACAAATGATACAACTTTTATTGGTGTTGAATATCACGATGGAGGTTCAAGAATTATACAAAAAACTTCTTTTTATGATTTTGATTTAGATACTCAATTTATGCTAGGCACAGTTTATAGAGAAGAAGTTAATAGTGCTTATATCTATTGTGCAATGAATACTCCTTGGTGGGTTACAGATGGAATGACAAATTTACTTGAAAGATTTTATGCAGAAGGTAAAGTATTTCGTGATAAGTCAGTTGGTGGAATGTTAATGTCTAATCCAGCAACAACTAAGCTTGCAGTTACTACTGGAAAGATTTGGGCTTTGCTTTCTGAATTTACAATGACTGCGATTGATACATCAGTTCCAACAGGTTCGTTTTATTATTTATGGTATAGCTCAACAAATGGTTGGCAGTTAGATTTAACTGCAACAGATTATTCAGTTCTTCAATGGAATGATATAACAGCTGCAACTTTACAAAACCTTGATAATAATAAATTTGCTAATATTTGGGTCTATGCTTGTCCAGGGGTTGATAAATTTTCTTTGATATATCCACAAGCATATTATAATACCTCAGCAAGTGCAGAAGCAGAAGCACCTCCTACAATGTTGCCTGGTATTTTATTAGAAGAAGGTCTTTTAGTTGGTAGGCTTATTATTAAAAAAGGAACAGATACTCCAATTTCAATTCAGTCAGCTTTTGACCAAACATTCATAGCAAGTCAGGCTGCAGACCATGGAAATTTAGCTGGACTTAATGATGACGACCATACACAATATATTCTTCATTCGTTGGCAGACGCAGAAAATGATTTTTTAATAGCATCTGCAGCAGATAATTATGTTAAAAAGACATTAGCAGAAACAGGTGCAATACTTGAAACAGATTTAGACCATGGAAATATTCAAGGCTTATCAGCAGATGACCATACTCAATATGCAAGAACAGATGGAACAAGAGCAATCACAGGCGACCAAACATTCAATGAAGATATAATCGTAACTAAACAAGCAAGTGTACAAGGTATTGATTTATTAAGCTACATTTATTTTAACACATAGGAGGTAAAAAAAGATGACATTTACACACAAAACA